AGAAGACAGGGAATTGATAAAAAATGAGTAAATTTGAATTACGAAACTTATATCAACAATTTTTCGGAAAATCCGCAAAAAGCGAATTGTCGGGTGCGACAAATTTCAAGTTGTTAAATCAGACATTCGGGTATATTTCAAGTTTTAACGGGGATATATACAACGACGCAACAATAAGAAGTTGCATACATGCGATTGCGACAAATTGCGCGAAGTTAAAACCGCAACACCGCAAAGCAAAGACGGTTGTTAATGATTCGTTAAATCGCATGTTATGGTTACGTCCGAATCAATATATGAACTCTTTTGATTTTGTATATAAAATCGTTACGCAATTATTATGTTGCAATAATGCGTTTGTTTATATACACCGCGACGGCTTCGGAAATATTGTCGGGTTTTATCCGATTAACTTTTCAAATATAAGACTTTTGGATTATCAGGGCGAAACATTCGTCGAATTTTCGTTCATGAGCAACAAAAAAGTTTGTTTACCTTATGAAGACTTAATCCATATTAGACGTCATTTTAACGACAATGACATGTTCGGGTCGGCGCAACGCGAAACATTACAAGCCCCGCTTGATGTCTTAAACGCAATCAATCAGGGGATAATAAATTCGATTAAATTGTCGGCGGGTTTACGCGGGTTATTACAATTCAAATCAGTAACACCGCAACCGAAGCAAAAGCAAATCAAAGACGAATTTGTTAATTCTTATATGAATATAAACAATTCGGACGGATTCGCAACGCTTGACCCGACAACAGAATTTAAGGAAATAAAAGTCGAGCCGAAAACCGCAGACGACAAACAAACGTCAATCGCGCGGGAAAACGTTTACAGATTCTTTAATATTTCCGAAAATATTATAACGTCGAAATATAACGAAGAAGAATACAACGCTTTTTATTCGTCTGTCATTGAGCCAATAGCGATTCAATTATCGCTTGAATTTACATATAAAGTATTTAGCGACAAAGAAATCGGGCATGGCAACGAAATTATATTTTCAGCGGAACGAATGACGTTTGCAAGCAACGCAACAAAAGCGGACGTTATATCAAAGTTAATGCCGTTGGGTATTTATAGCATAAATCAGGCATGCGAAATAATGGAAATGCCGAAAATCGACGACGATTTCGCGGACAAACACTTGATGTCGTTAAATTATGTTGACATAAAACAAGCAAATAAATATCAAAAAGTGGACGACAACGAAAACGACACAAACAAAGGGAGTATAAACAAAAATGACAAATCAAAATCAGACGACAACGAATCCGACGACGGACAAGAAGCCGAATCAGAAGTTTAATAGAACGATTGAACTTCGCGAAGCGCAATTTTCCGAAAACGAAGAAAAACAAAAAGTTTTAGAGGGTTACGCGGTTGTTTTTGATAAACCCACCGTATTATACGAATACGAGGGTGTCGAATATAAAGAAATAATCGCAAAAGAAGCATTCGACAAAGCAGATTTGAAAGACGTTTGCTTGAAATACAATCATGGCGACAATTTCGGAATACTTGCAAGAACGCGCAACGGTAGTTTGCAAATAACGGTTGACGATTACGGCTTGAAATTCCGCGCAACATTATTGAATACGCCGTCAGCAAACGAAATTTACGAATGCGTTAAAAATGGTTTGATTGACAAATGTTCTTTTGCTTTTCGTTGTGAAGAAGACGCATACAATCAAGAAACACATACAAGAACAATATTAAAAATCAAGCGTGTATATGATTTAAGCGTGGTGGATATTCCCGCTTATGACGACACGAACGTTGAAGCCCGCAGTTATTTTGACGGACGCGCAAAAGAACAAGTTGCTTCGGAGAGAGCAAAACGAGTTAAACAGTTGATTTGTAGGACATATTTTTAATTTGGTAAAAAAGGAGTAAAACCATGAAGACACTTAAAGAAATTTTGGCAAGAAAAGCCGAATTGCGTTCTATGTTAGAAAGCAATCAAGATGTAAACATTGACGACGTCGAAAAAGAATTGCGCGAACTTGAAGACGCGCAAAAAGCAATCGAAAAACGTCAACAGTTGGCAAAACAAATCGGCGCGGGTCAAATCGTAACAAATGAATTTGAAAAACCGCAATCCGAAGAAAGAAATTACGGTGCAGATTCTCAAGAATACCGTTCAGCATTCTTCAAAACCCTTGCAGGTGTAGAACTTAACGACGTTGAAAAACGCGCCATGACAACAAATACAAATAGCGCGGGCGTTGCAGTTCCTACATTAACAATGAATAAAATTCTTGAAAAAATAGAAAATAATTCTATTGTTTATGGACTTGTAACCGTTTCACATTTACATGGTAACGTTTCAATACCTATTGAAAAAACAACAGGCGACGTTCAAAGAAAAGGCGAGGGCGAAGACGGAACAATCGTTGACGATACGCTTGAAGATTTGAAGTTGGGCGCAAAGAAATATATTAAACTTGTACGCTTAACTTGCGAACTTGAAGCAACCGCAATCGACGCATTGGAAGATTATATCGTTAGAAAATTGTCAAAGAAATTAGCGCAAGCAATCGACGAAGATATAATCAAAGGAAAAGGCGTTAAAGGCGCAAAAGGTATTTTGGAATCATTAACATTAAAACAAACAACAGGTACAGCATGGACGCTTAAAGATATTTTGAAAGTTGTTTCAAGCATTCCTGCGGTTGCAAGAAAACATGCAACAATGATGATGTCAACAAATACACTTTATAATGATATTTTGGCAATTACAGACGATAACGGACGTCCGATTTTCGACGTAACACAAAATAAAGTTTTAGGTCGTACCGTTGAAGAATGCGACGACGTACCTGACGGCGTAATTATATTCGGTGATTTTAGCGAATATATGTTTAATTGGTCAAAAGAATCTGAATTGACAAAATCAAAAGAAAGCGCGTTTGCTTCAGGTGATACAGTATTCAGAATCCTTGCACTTGCAGACGGCGGGCTTGCAGATTTAGGCGCAATCGTAGCGTTTGAATTAAAAAAATAGAAGTCCCCGCCGATAATGGAAATAACGGCGACGAATCAGGCGAAAACGGAAACGGAAACAACGGCAACGGCGAATCCGATTCCGTTTCACTTGAAGACTTGCAAGCGTTAGCGGATAAGTTGGGCGTAACTTATTCGGCGGACGGGGACGAAGCAGACACCGCAGAATCATTGACAACAAAAATTCTTGCGGTAACGCCGACAGATACACAATTAAATGCATGTACCGTTGACAATTTGAAAGTTCTTGCGGAACTTTTGGAACTTGAATACGAATACACAAATAAGCAAGATTTAATTGCGTTAATCAAAGCAAAATATACGGAATAAAAAAGGGGAGTATTTGGGACAGGCGCGGACATTCCCGCGCCCCTCTTTTTAAGTTAATCAGATTAAAGGATTAAAAACAATGTCGATTGCACTATCAGACATCAAAGCATATTTAAGAATAAACCATGACGTTGACGATAGGTATATCGAACAGTTAGTCGCGGTCGCCGAAGCGTTTATCAAAGAACAAACGGGCGTCAAATATTCCGACAATGACAAGGTATATAGACAAGGGGTTTTATTTCTTGTCGCGCATTTATACGATAATCGTTCAGCAGTAACAGACAAGACGGTAAATTCCGTCCCTTATACGTTGGACGCAATTATAAAACATATAAAATTACGCGGGGAACTTGAAGACGACGGGGGCGACAATGACGACAACGAACAGGGGTAAATATAACCGCTTAATTGATATTTACGAAGTCAGACAAAGCGACGTTGAAAACCGATTGGGCGAAAAAGACGAAGAAGCGGTCAAAGTTGCTTCTTTATTCGCATGTATCGAAACACGCGTCGGTGGGTTATTAACGGGACGTCCCGCCGATACAGTCATGACAAGCGTTACGCATAAAATATCATGGGATTATAACAATTTCCCCGTAATATTGCCTGATAAGCATTTCATAAAATATCAAGACCATGAATTTAAAGTCAATTATTCACTTGACGACGGATTCAAAAATGAAGAATTGCAAGTCTTTGTAACCGAAAAGGTTTAAGGGGGTTAATATGGCGCAAGAGGGGTTTTTATTTGGCGAATTGTCAGACTTCAAACAATCCTTAATGCAAGATATTAAACAAAATTTTCCGAAAGAAACAGAAAAATTCATAAAAGACGAAGCAAAAAAATGTTTGAAAGTCGCCCGCAAAGTTGCAAAACGAGAGGTGGGGACATCAAAAGGAACGAAAAAAAATTGGATTGAATCGAAGTCGTATCATAAAGGATTTAAGGTCGGAAAAACGTATAAATATTCCGACGACTTATGTTGTAGAGCATACAACAAATCACCGCATGCCCATTTAATAGAATACGGGCATGTCAATGTTCCGCGCAGTTCAAAACGTGCAACAACGCGCGCGGGTCGCGCCGAACAAGCGACACAGAATCGCGGGACAGGGTTTACAATGGGAAAACTTGTTTTCAAATTGGCGGAATTAGAGTTTTTAACGCAGTATTTAGACGACGCCGAAGCGTTTATGTTTCAGTATTTCGACGAAACAACATCAGGGAAAAAACATTCATGATTGGAACAATAGAAATTTACAAAGCAATTCGCAAACGTTTAGAACAAACATTCCCGAATGTTCTTGTTGAACAAAAAGACATTAAGAATATAAAACGTCCGTCTTTTTATATTCAATATGTCGGCAAAAATTTTGAAAAACAGGCGGTCGAGTTTTACGAAGACCGAATTTCATTCAATATTATTTATTTTTCCGAAGCCGAAAAACTTTTGGAACTTTTGGAAATTGAAGAAGCGTTCACAATGGCTTTTAACGCCCCTTTAAGAATACCCGACGATAAATATATCGTCGAAGTTGAAAAAGACGCAATACAAAGCAATCTGAACGAAGAAGATTATTACTTAAATTTAACGATTGACTTTGTTTTAATGCAAAGAATGTCAGACGAAGAAACGGGCGACACAATGGAAAATGTCGGTGTTACGGTCAGCGACGGCGCGTCGTATTTCGACAATGAAGACGAAACAATGTCGGACGTAGATATATAAACATAAAGGAGTAAAGGAAAAATGGCAAAAATTACAATCGAAGACATCAAAGCGACGATTGAAGTTATTTTCAAACAACGCGTCGCAAATTTAATCGCGGTCGGAACAAAAGGACGCGTTTTATTTTGTCGCAAAAACGAATCAGTTGCGAAAATTTATTCGCATGTTGTTGCAGACGCGACATATTACACAAAATCACCGCTTGCGGTTGACGTTATGGTTTATTCAGACGAAACATGCGAAACCGAAGTCGGTGCAATTACCGCTTATGTTGCGGGCGAATCATTCAGCGTAAACAATACCGTTTATAACATAACAAGCGAAAATACAATCGTTGAACATGGATTCCGTTTACGCGTTTTCGGGTCGGCGGTGTTTAGTCTTGACGGCGAAAAAGCGTTGGAAAAACAAATAAAACAAATATTCAACGGTGGTGCGGTTGAAGTAAACGTCCTTGAATATTCAAAGAATTTGTCGGCGGTTGTTGAACAAATCAGGGTTATTGATTGGAATTGGTTATTTACAACCGACGCAGACGAACAAGCAACGGTTGCGTCATATTGTAAAGAAAACAAGAAATTCGGACTTGTTTATAACCTGAAGTCTGATTCAATGTTTGTTGTATCAAACAACAACCCGTCCGCAATTATGGACGACGACGACGGAACGGTTATACATACCGTTGAATTATTGCCGATTTTGGTGGGCGTTATTGCGGGTTGCCCGTATGACAAATCAATTTCATATAAAATATTTACGGAATTAAAATCGGTTGAATTACCGTCCGATATTATATTCGGTCAATGTACGCTATACAACGAAGAAGAAGGCGTCAGAGTTGCAAGCCCTGTTAATACTTTGTTGACTTTGGGCGAAAACGTAACCGAAGACATGAAATCAATCGCAATCGTTGAGGGCATGCAACGTCTTAAAGAAGACATAATTTACGCATTCCGCACAGGCTACAAAGGAAAATACAAAAACAAATATGACAACCAATGTTTGTTCTTTTCCGCTTGTAATTACTATCTTGAACAGTTGGAAGATTTGGGCGTCCTTGATCCTGAATACGACAACCATGTTGATGTCAATGTTAAAAAACAGCGTCAAATGTGGATTGCGGTGGGTAAAGACGCGGACGAAATCAACAAAATGTCAGATATGGAAATTAAAAAATTGACATTCAAAAATATGGTTTATCCGCTTGTAAATGCGAAATTCCTTGACGCAATCGAGGGAATGAGCATGGAAGTTGAAATGTACTAATAAAATCTATATAAGGAGTAGAAAAAATGCCATTCAATACGAACGAAACTATTAACGGAACGGACGGTCGTTTGTGGATTAACGATACACCATGCGCGACAATTCAATCGTTCACTTTTCATCAAACAAACGTTTTTGAAGACGTACCGCAAGCGGGGCAATTATCAAAACCCCGTCGAATTGTAGGTGTTGAATTAAACGGAACAATCAACAAATACAAAGTTGATAATACAATGGTCGGTTTAATGCAAGACTACAAAAACGGCAATATGCCCGAAATTAAGTTAATCGGTTTAATGCAGAATCCCGCAACGGGCATGATGCAACGCGCCGTAATTAAGGGCGTAACATTCGGCGAAATGGATTTGTTAAATTTTGAACAAAAAACCGTTGCAAAAGAAGAAATACCGTTTGAAGCCGAAGACTATTATTACCAAGATTTAACATAGTTAAAAGGGGAAAACAGGCATGGCAACAACAAAAAACAAAGTTGTTACAACTGAAATGATTTTGGCAAAAAAGGGGCTAATTGAAAAAGCCCCTGACCCTTTTTATTCGGAATTATTCGAGGGCGAAATAAAAGTCGAGAATACACACCCGAATACAATTACGGGGGTTTTGTCGGGTAATACAACGGACGAAATTTACGCATATTCAAAATTGATATACGAAAATTGCCCGTTGTTTCGCGATAAAACATTATTGACAGAGTATGAAACCGACGACCCTTATTTGATACCTAAAAAGGTGTACGGGTCAAACGTTATCGAGTTGTTACAATTAGGCAATTATATTTTGAAAATTTACGGATATAACGAATCCGTCGAAAAGATTAAAAAAAAATAAAAGAAGACCCTGACTTGCTATTCATGCATTATTATTTACAAAAAGGTTTTTCGCTTGACTATTTGAACAACATTTCGTATTACGACAGAAACTTCATGCATGCAAGTATGGAAGTATCAATGGAAGACGAGGTCGCAAAATGGGAAAAACTATCGGGCTTATTTTAGCGTTACAAGATAAATGTTCCCCGAACATCAAAAAAGTTGCGGAACAAATCGGAATAACCGAAAAAGAAGCAAAAAAATTAAATAGTCAAATAAATAAATTATCAAAAGATTTAGGCGGAAAATTAAAAGGGGCATGCGTTGCAGTTGGCGCGGGAATTAGCGCGGTTGTTGCGACGGCGGGCGTTCTTGTTAATAAGTCAATGGAAGCGGGCGACCGAATAGACAAAATGTCGCAAAAAATCGGAATGTCGCGAAAAGCGTTTCAAGAATGGGATTACATCATGTCGCAAAATGGCGGGAATGTTGAATCCTTGCAAATGGGATATAAAACGCTTGCTTCGCAAATGGACGGCGTCCGAAAAGGGTCGAAAGATTCAACGGCAATTTTTCAAAAGTTAGGCGTTGCGGTTAAAGATTCAAGCGGACAATTAAGAAGTCAAGAAGATGTTTTCAATGATTCTATTCGCGCGCTTCAAAGAATAAAAAATCCGACAGAAAAAGCAATCATGGCGCAAAAATTATTCGGTAAATCCGCTATGGAATTAAAACCGTTGTTGAATCAGACGTCGGAATCGGTGGACGGATTGCGTCAAAAAGCAAACGAATTAGGCATGGTTATGTCGGACGACGCGGTGGACGCAAGCGTCAAGTTAAAAGATACAATCGACACAATTCAACGGACATTTTCAGCGTTTGGAAATCAAATCGGTGCGGAAATAATGCCGATTGTTCAGGATTTGGCGGACGAACTTATTACGCATTTACCGCAAATCAAATCAGCATTGACCCCTGTTATTCAAGGGTTGTCAAATTCAATTAAATTTTTAATTGAACACTTCGACGCGGTCATATTTGTTGCAACGACTTGTTTGTCAACATTCATGGCGTTTCAAGCAATAACGGGCGTTATTAAAACGATTCAGACATTGCAATCCGTTATTAAAGCGGTCAGTTTGGCGCAGGGCGTTTGGAATGCGCTTATGATTGCAAATCCTATCGGGTTAATTGCAACGGGAATCGGTTTACTAATAGGCGGAATCGTTTTACTTGTAAAAAATTGGGATAAAGTAACCGAAGCCGTCAAACGCGCGATTGACGCATTAAAACGATTTGTCGGAATAAAACCGAAAGCAAACGTTGAAGTTAAAACCGAAACAAAAGACGAAGCGGGCGCAAACGGTCAAAAAGACGTTAAAGTCAAAAAGAATGCCGTCGGGACGGCTTTTTATTCAGGCGGATTAACTCGCGTTAATGAGTTCGGCGGGGAAATAATGGACTTGCCACGCGGAACGCGCATAATTCCGAATGATATTTCGGAAAAAATGGCAGAAAACAAAGGCAGTCAAGGCGTAACTGTCAATGTAAACATCATGGGCAATATGGTGGGCAATCAAGAATTTTTGAATGAGTTAGTAAACGCATTCGCGCAAAGATTACAAGTTGCTATGGCGGTAAGATAAAATGAATATAATTTTAAGCGATATAACGGGGTCGGATTTATACGTCGTCCCCGTAGTACCGCCTGACGTTGATATACAAGACGGCGGACAAAATGACACCCTGAAGACTATTAAAGGAAATATACGACTAATCGGCGAAAAAGGTTTGAAAAAGGTTTCATGGTCGTCAATATTCCCCGTATATAAGAATTATAGTTGGGTTGCTATCGGGTCGCGTCAAAACGGACATGATTATGTTAATTTTATTCAAGATAAAATCGACGCCGAAGTCCCTATCAGGATAATTATTACATCATTAAGCAAACGCCCGATTGTTAATATGTTGGCGACAATCGACGAGGGTTTCACCGCTTCACTTGATACGGCGGGCGACCTTAAATATTCATTATCTTTGACAGAGTTTCCCGAAAAAGCATGGGACTATCTGAACGCGTCCCCGACGTTGCGTCAATATTTGCAGACAATCGCCGTTCAAAGCGTTGCGAAAAAAGCACTTGCAAAAGTAGGATTGATATAAAATGTCATATAAATATTTGATAAACGGCGAAGAAGTCGAAAACATAGTTTCGCCCGAATGGTCGGACGATTTAGACAATTACGCGAACGCGTTTTCGTTTACGACTTGCGAATATTACGAAGTCGGGTCGTTATTTCAAATAATAGCAGAATCGGGCGACATTGTCTTAATAGGTATAATCACAGACTTTGAACAAAACGACAAAAATGCTTTTCGTTATTCGGGTTATGATTGCGGATTCTATATCAATCAAAACGAAATTGTCGAACAATTCAAAAAAATTAAAATTTCGGACGCGATAAAAAAATTATGCGAAAATTATCAAATCCCCGTCGGGACAATTCCCGAAATGTCGGCAACAGTAACGGAAATATTCAAAGACCGTAAATTGTCGGACGTATTTAATCAGTTGATAGAATACGCCATTTCAAAAGGTTGTATAAAAGACGTATATTTCACATGCGCAAAAGGTCAATTTGACATTTTGTCTTATGAAACAATAACCGATTTGACGGGCGATATGGGTATATTTTCGATTGTTTCGGAAAAAACAATCAATTCGCCGTCGATTCGCGTATCAATGCAAGATTTAAGAAATCGCGTTGTAATTGCGGATAATTCGGAAAAAAGTCGAAAAAAAGTAACAGTTGAAGACGCGGAATCAATAAGCAAATACGGTTTGTTGCAAGAAGTCGAAACGGTGGACACATCAAAGACAAATAATTTGCAGAAAATCGCGCAAGATTCCCTGAAGACATTAAACAAATTATCAAAGACGATTTCTTTGTCTATGTTGGGCGATTATAGAATGCACAAAGGCGTTATAATGCCGATTGATTGCGAAGAAATCGGCGTCAAAGGAATGTTTTTAATAAAATCGTCAAAACATGTTATTGACGGAAATGTCGAAAACGTTTCGGTGTCGCTTGAAATGAGAGAATAACAGGCATGGGACTTGAAGAAAAAAAAGACTTTTTCAAAATATTAGCGGGCGAATTAAAAGACCGCGACAACCCGACAGACCTTAAAAGCGCGATAATTGCAAAGGTTGAACAGGTAACGCCGAAAGTTATTGTTTGTTATTCAGACGACAAAATCCATTTAACCGAAGACGAAGAACTTATCATTTCCGAATTTTTCCGATTCCGTTGTAATATCGACAAGACGGGAAAATTAAGTCAAGACGTTGTCAATTTGGTAAAGTCAAGCAACGATAATTGTTCAAGCGCGGAAAATGTAAGCGAAACGCATTCATACACAGGGTCGCCATGTTCAATGCCCGACGCAATCGCCTTGTTATCAAGCGCGATTCAATCGACAAATAAAGCGGTTATTGATAATAAAAACGAATTACTTGCGTTAAAATGCAATCTTAAAATTGGCGATTTGGTTTTGATTGCAAGTCTTGAACAAAAAGACCGTTTTGTTTTAATAGACAAAATTCTTGAAGAAAATTACAAATTTTATGATGAGGAATAACCATGTTTCCGACAATAATTGAATCAAGCGAAAACGAAACGCAATCAATCCGCGAAAAAGTTATTTCAACGGGTCGCGATATAAGAAAAACCCCGAATATTGATTTTTCGCAAAAAAATATTGTTTTAGGAAATGGAAGTCCGAAGTTAATCACAGACGTTGAAGCAATCCGACAATGGATTGTTTTATTTATAACAACCCCGAAAAATACATATAAAATTTATGACGGAACGAATTTCGGAACGTCTATTCGTAAATTATTCGGGCGTAAACGCTTAAACAACGGGTATGAAGAAGCCGAAGTCGAACGCGAAATCCGCGACGGATTGCCAATATGCCCCGCAATAAACAGGGTAACAAGTTTTAATATGGAAAAAGTCGGAAAAATCGTCAAAATATATGTTCAAGTTGAATTATTCGACGGGTCGTTGATTGACGAATCGGTGGACGTTTCATACTTAATCAGATAAAGGAATCAGGCATGTTTTTAGAAGTAAATAAAACCGACGAAGAAATAACGGCAGAAATTTTGACCGAAGTTCCCGAAGACTATCAAAAAAGCGTCGGATTCTTTGCATGGGATTACGCGCGGGCAATCGCTATCGGGGGATTAAGCAAAGTTTATTCAATTTTGAAGTATGTTTGTTCGTTGGGCGATATAAACAATTTTGAATACGACGACCTTGTAAAATTCGTCAAACAAAGACGCGGACTTATTGCGCGCAAAGCAACATACGCAACGGGCAGTTTGACCGCAACAGGAAACGGAACAATCAACGTCGGTGATTTATTTCAGACCGAAGCGGGCTTGCAGTTTGAAGCAACCGAACAAATAACGATTGTTGAATCAGGAACTTTTGCGATTAAATGCGTTGAAGCGGGCGCAAATGGTAATGTTCCCGCAAATTCGATTGTTGTTATTCCTGTTTCAATCGCGGGAATTGCAACCGTAACAAATGAATCGGCAATTACGGGCGGTTATGACAAAGAAACAAAAGAATCTATTATCGACAGATACATGGAAGACGTGCAACAACCCGTAACGTCAAACAACAAATATCATTATAAAAAGTGGGCAAAAGAAGTCGCGGGCGTTGGCGACGCGAAAATAAAGCCGTTATGGAACGGCGACAATACGGTCAAAGTTGTTATAATTGATTCGGAAAACGACCCCGCAGACAATACGCTTGTTAATTCCGTTCAAAAATATATTGACCCGTATGGCTATAAAGTAACAAACGGAACTTTGACGGGTTATGTTCAAAATTACGCAGAAAATCACGTCCCGACGGGCGAAATAATATATTCGGATTACGATTTGACGTCAATTCTTGCAACCGCGCAAGAAAACGCATGGACTTATGATTCCGAAAAGAAATACGGTTGGGGACATGGCAACGGCGAAGCAAATGTCGGTGCGTATGTAACGGTGGAATCCGCAAGGGCAAAAAATATCAAAGTTGAAGCGGAAATCATTTTGCAATCAGGTGTAACACTTGAAGACGCAAAAGCAAATATTGAATCCGAAATCGTTTCATACTTAAAATCGACCGTTTTTGAGGATTCATATATCAGTTATGCAAAAATCGGTGCTTGCATATTAAAAGCCGACGGCGTTCTTGATTATAAAGAAGATACATTCAAAATCAACAACGCAAAGGATAATATTATTTTAACCGATTCCGACGAAGTCGTCGAAATTGCAGTTTTGAACGAAGTTAATGTTTTAATAGGACAATAACATGAGCATTAAAGACGCTATTATAAAACTATTAAATGTCGTATATAGGGACGACCCGTTCACAATCGACTTTACGCAAGCGGTCGCAAAGGTATTTCAACGCTTGATTGATTTTACGGAATCAATCAAAAACAATATGTTTTTTGATTCGTTGGACGAAGACGGCGCAAAATGGTGGGAAAACTTTTTGAAAATAAACCCGACGAATGCGCAAACAATCGAAGACAGGCGTTCAAAGATTCAGGCGAAATGGTTGTCAAAATACCATAACGACATGGAATTGATACAAAGAGTTTGCGACGCGTGGAAAAACGGCGAAGTTGAAGCCGATTTCGTCAACGGTAAAATTCAAATACAATTTGTCGGGTCGTTTGGTATTCCGTCGGATTTGGATTCGTTAAAAGAATCAGTCGAAGAAATAAAACCCGCGCATTTAGATTTTTTAATTTTATTCAAATATCTATTGATTGAAAACATACATGAAGTAAAAACCATTGAAGAAATGCAACAAATAACGATTGACAGTTTTTCAAGCGGGCATGAGGAGTAAAAAACAATGTCAGTATTAACGGATATTCTTAAATTATTCAAATACGATACCGTTGCCGATAAAAAACAAACGTTTAATATCGACAAGGCGTTAAACGAAAACTTCGACAAAATAGACAATTTCGCAAAAAGCGAACTTGCGTCGGGCGTTTATTATGAAGAAATCGGCGAATCTGAAAAGACCGTCCCGTCAGGGGCTATGTTGCCGATTGATACAACCTATATTGTAATTGACGAATAGTATATAATAGCGATTTTACGTCAGAATCGCAAAACAAAGGAGTAGAAATCATGACAGACAAAAACATTCAAATTCAAGACGCACAAGGGAATAATTTATTTCCGAAAACAAAAGGCGCGGTCGTTATCAACAATAACGGCGACAATTTGGGCGGTGTAGAAGCAGGCGCACAAGCAAACAAAATCGAAAAAATTAAATTAAGAGGG